TTTTAAGTAGTTTGTTCTCAGACTCAAGCGAATCATTTTTTGCTGTTAAAGTGTTCACCTCGGTTGCTTTTTCCTTAATAAATGTGTTAGCAGTTTGGGTATGTTCTCTACACAATTCCATTTCTTCTATTGGAACGAAAACCAAAGAAGCATCAACGTATGTATGTCCCATAAAACTGCCACCATAAAAACTGCTATATTTTTCAGTATAGCGGTCTTCTGTAGTAACATTTCCTAAATGCATGTTTGCTTGCATTTTAGCAATCGTGCTACCTTCAGTCCATGTATCAATAAGCCCGCCGTTTCCGCCTAAACTTTTATCGCGATGTTCAGCAAGATATTGTACATTTAAACCACAAAAACGAGCGAAGCCAATTAACGCATCATTAAATGATTCGTTTCGAGCATCTCGTTTTTCGGTACGTTTTGAAGACATTCCAATAAAGTAATATCCATCAATACGTTCTGGTGTGGTTGTTAACCATGGAGGCCTTACTTCCTTTGAAGCACTATCTAGTTGAGAAAATGACTCAACTTTTAATTCTTTCTTATTCATTGAACCACCCCACGATTTAGCTGGAGTTGTGGCGTTCACAGTAGAACAGCCAACAGCAAACGGTAACGCTAAACATAACATGCTTATGTTTAAGTTTTTCATATTAGCCCTTTATTAGCCAGATGTTAGAGTTTCGGTTAGGCGTAACTTAGATAGCCACGCCCGGCCGGGTTACTGAGTTTTTGGAACAGTTCCTTTTGGAATTGTAAAGAAGTCATCCTCAGTGATACCTTCTTCTTCTACCAGTTTCCAAAATTCCATACTTTGTATGGCTTGTGCTTTAGCAACTTCATTAACGGCATTCCCTGCTTCAGTCTGTGCTTTAAACACATTCGTTTTTGCAGTATTACTAAACGCCTTAAAGAAATCTTTCTTAGGCATGGCTACAAGTGCAAAATACTTGTATCCTGGACGCCCAACCATATCGGCTTCACGTTCAAAATACCACTTAGTAGTACGAGCACCTTTAAGAACATTCATATGAACGAACTTGTAATAACCTCGGGTACCAATAGTTGGAGATAATGTTGCTCCGTCAAGCCCGAAACCCATTTCTGCTTGTTCGTATTTTGCCTTAGCAATGGTGCTCAAATATTCCATACCGGAAAATAAAGCATCACGCTTTGCATCACGCCTAGCAGATTTTTCTGTAGCATAAAGTGAACTTACACCTGTGAAAAACAGCAAATCACCATCAAGCAACGGTTCACTCATTACCCATTCAGGACGATTTGATTGATCAGGATATGATACTGGCTTCAACGCATTGATCGATGTAGTACGCATTTCTTCTGAAGTCAGAGTAGGTCTGGTATTGCTGGAACACCCAACAGCCAGTATTGCGACGATTGTCGCTAAGAGGAAATTTTTCATATTTGCCTTTCTATGCAAGTATTAAATTGCAGGAAAGTCCCTGCAAATGATTAAGCACACCATGTGATAACCATTCTTCTCTCATTATGTATATTATACGCTACTCTTGATTAAAAGTCAACCGTTTTTTGTATTTTTTTTCATAATATAGCCATTTTTTTGCAAAATCACAGGATTTTGTCTCATCAGCCCACGGTCCGCCTAAAGTATAATGATAATTTTTTATATTTTTGATTGGTCCATATTCATCTACAAGAAAATTATATTGTAACGGCATTTTGCCTATAAACGGTGTTTCAGTCCATTTAAAATGTAATAAATCACTTGCAGGAGCATTATTAACATAATCTAATGTTAGTCGTTGACAGTCTGGATGTTCATTATTAAACAGCATAAAACTAGACCAGTTTTTACGTTGGAAACTGGAATTGTTATCAACCTTATTTCCCGTACTTGGATATTTTATTTTGGTAGGATTGTATCTGTGTTGCACTACACTGACAGCCTGCATGTCATTTATATAACGAAATGTTTCTTTTAAATTACATTCTACTATAAAATCATCATCCATGAATATACTGTATCCTTTAAAGTTACAAAAAGCAGGACACATAAATCTAGCAATCGTATGATCAGTATATTGATCAGCAGGCCGTTTTCTAGTCCAGCCATGTATGTGTTGGGGATGCATAGGAAATATACTAACACCAGGATTGTGTAGTAATATGCTCTCTTTGCACACTTCTGTAACAAATGGACGCTCATGTGTGAGGCCAATAAAGATATGTAAATTAGGTAGTTTTTTCATCGATAAATAATTAAAATTAAGGCGTTTCGCATGGCAACAATACTATTTAAAGGATATTCATCAGTAGATAAAAAAATTGGAAGTACTCAATTATTTGATTTAAATTTAGCAAAACAGGATTTAAAAAACCATTTTTACACCCGACAAGGTGAGCGTTTAATGGATCCCGGGTTTGGATCCATTATTCCTTCATTGCTATTTAATCCGATGAACGACAGTTTAGCTGATGAAATTTTAGATGATGCAAAACGTATTGTAACTATAGACCCTAGGTTTGAATTAGTAACACTAGATCATACTATAAATTACGATGGTAACGCAATAACATTAAATTTTATGTTACATTATAAACCAGAAAATAAACAAACTGCTATGGAAATACAGTTTGACATAAACGCAGAAGAGGCAATTTAATGGCAACAACATTACGACAAAAGAAACTTTTAGCCGCTGAGGACTTCACCGCATTATACGAATCTTTTGCTAATGCTAATTTTAAAGCATATGACTATGATACTATACGGGAAGCATTAGTTAATTATGTACGTGATAATTATGCAGAAGATTATAATGATTGGATTGAAAGCAGTGAATTTATTGCATTAGTTGATCTGTTTAGTTTTATAGGCCATAGTTTAGCATTTAGATTAGACTTGGCTACACGAGAAAATATTTTAGATACAGCAACTAAAAAATCAAGTATTTTAAACTTAGCAAAATTTATTGGATATAATCCAAGCAGAAACAATCCTGCAACTGGGTTGCTAAAATTAAAGTCAATAAAAACATCTGAAATAGTGTATGACTTTAACGGAAATAATATTGGTAATACAGATATTTTATGGGGCGACTCAGGTAATACTGATTATTACGAACAGTTTATTACAATTCTAAATAAAGTATTTCAACAAATTAATAAATTTGGTAATCCTTATAAAAAAGGTAAAGTTGATTCTGTTACAACAGAACTTTATAAACTTAATACCGATACAAGTAAAAATGATGTAACAAATTCTTTTTCTGCTATAGCAAACGGAACCAGTGAATCATTTGAAGTTGTTAACGGAACCTTTTTAGATGATGGTTACTTTTATGAAGATGCACCTGATCCAAACGCCGCTATGGGAATGTATTATAGAAATGATGGCACAGGATTCTTAAGTGAAAACACAGGATTTTTTGTTTTGTTTAAGCAAGGCGAACTAAACTATTCGGATTTTACTTTAAATGAAGCCGTTGAAAATAGAGTTATTGATGTTGATGTAAAAGATATTAATAATACAGATGTATGGGTTCAAACTATATCATCTGATGGTACTGTAACTGATGCTAATAAATGGACTAAGGTTGACAACACAGAAGGTAATAATGTAATATATAATTCCATTAATAAAAATATACGTAAGATATTTTCTGTTATTACTCGACAAGATGACCAAATTAGTATAAAATTTGCAGACGGAAGTTATGGCGAAATTCCACGTAACTTAATTCGAATTTGGTACAGAAAAAGTAATGCCCAAACGTATGTACTTCGAAGTTCAGATGTACAAGATGTATCTATTACATTTCCGTATATTGGAACAGATGGTTTAGTGTATGATTTAACCTGTACATTTGATTTAGAATATACTGTTAGAACTGCTACTGCATCAGAAAGCGTTGATAATATAAAACAAAATGCTCCATTAGTTTATGCAAGCCAAAATAGAATGGTTACTGCTCAAGATTATACAGTATTTCCGTATACGCAATCTAGTGCTTTGAAAAAGATAAAAGCAATTAATAGAACTAACATCGGACATAATAGATTTTTAACTTTTAATGATCCAACTGGTGTCTATAATAATCTTAATATTTTTGGCGACGATGGTTATTTGTATAAAGAATTGTTGTTAAAACGTAAAGTTATTACCTTGCCAAGCAAATATACTAATGATGAAATAGTAGATGATCTTACTAGTAACATGCTATTTGATGCAAGTGTAATGAATTTTTATTATGAACGGTATCCTACTACATCGGCTACCTATATCGGAAGTGGAGTAGCAGAGAATAAGATTTTTAAACAAGTATCAAGCACTTCAACAACATCAACTGGATATTTTAAAATAGGTACTGCCCTATCGACCGCGGCGGCACTTGGAGCATCTTATACAACTGATGCTATTCTTAAATTTGGACTTAAAGATGCATTGATATATTTTGCAGAACCTCGGGCTACTACTGATAACGAAACTGCAGGATGGGCCACCGGTACATATACATACACGTGGGCAAAAGTAATAAGTGTTGAAGGATCCGGACAAGGTGCAATCGATACAGATGGTAATTATACAGGAAAAACTACAGCAGGATTAGGAACTGTTGTTCTTAGTAAACGTATACCTAATAATGCTCGAATTGTTAAAATATTTCCTAGATTTAGACGCAAATTTACTTCGGCTGAAAAAACATTAATGACAAAACAATTAGGATTACGAAATAATTTTGGTATAGGATTTAATGAAGGCATTGACTTATGGTATATTATTGACGAAGATAATATAAGTGGATCCAATTCTACATTTAAAAGAAATGATGTGTCTAGTAACGATAATTCAAATGATGGATGGTTTTTACGATTTGAATTTGTACAAAATAGATTAGAAATATTATCTAGACAAGCAAGGTATATTTTTAGTAGTGATAAGCAAGTGCGATTTTATAATCCTAATATTAAACGATCTATTGATGTAGATACTAATAAACCAATTAACGATACAATATCTGTTCTTGGAAACAATACTGCGCCAGGTGCAACTACTTTACTTGGAACTGACATTAAGTTTAATCCTGTTGGTACAGTAACGTATAGTGATGGATACAATGATCCATCTAAATTAATAGTAACACCGGTTGATGAGAATTTAGATTTAGTGCCTGATGTTC